GGCGTGTTTCCGGCTGATCTAGCCGTTTTGAAATCACATTAAGTGGTTTCCCAGGTTCAGTGACTCTGGGCCTCCTTTGGAAACTTGGTTTCCTTTTAACCCGCACCGGCGGGGGATTTGCTTTTACCCTGTATCCATGTATGCCAAAACATGTGCTAGACTGACACCTCTCGAAGCTCGCTGGACGAGGACCGCGGAAGTAACCGCACTAGCGCCCAGACATTCGACTCACTGTGGGCAAGATGAATTTCTTAATCTGGGTGACGAAGGCGCAAGATAAGCCGCCCATCGCTCAATGATCAACGTCTGAAGGTGAGCCAGAGAGGAAAAACGTGGACCGCAGTCCAGAGGGTGAGGTAACCGTCGTAACTCAAGTGATCCACGAGTTTCATCACGGGCCAAATCAACCTGCGGATGGCACCACGCCAACCGGATCCATGCTTTTGCATCGGATCCCCAGTGTTACAGACTGGGTATCTTAAATTAAATGTACCTACACATTTACCTATGCCTGCTGGCACACGCCAGCAGAAGATGGGCCACCTCGGTCGCCTATTTCATTACCTCAAGGAACACATCGCACCTTCGGTCATGAACCAAGTCAAATCCGACGTTTACCGTCACGGTTGGACCTATGTGTTCAAGGCCGGCCTCCTCCCGCCGGTTTTCCTCACGGCGATGCACGATTATGGCGTCACCGGGAGCGCTGCCGAGATGGTCGAATATGCTCGTTGTGAGCTGCTCGGCTGGTGCAATCCAAAGGATCGCGCGAAGACGGCTAAGGCTAAGCGCGCCAACCCTAGTTCCACAATGGGTGACGGACCGAAGCCTTCACACTACAGGAAGGTCCCGCGAGGGAAAAAGAGGGATAATCGAGTCGAAAAGAAAAAGAAGCCAAGGAGGACTAAAGCTTCTACTCGAGCACCCAGGTCTACCTTCCGGCTCACAAATCCTGGCCAGAGGCGCGCTGCCGTCACCAGCAGCGCGGCACGCGGACTATGGGGCGCCAAACTCAGTCAGGTGCAAACGACTGCACCGGTCTCGATTTCTGAGCTCAAAACTAGCGTCAAGCCCAAATTTTCTATGTCCAGCGACGGTACCAAGATCACCGTCAGCCGCACAGAATATGTGGACGACATCAAAGCCGAGAGCACCGGCTACGAACTCTCCACCTTCGTCTTGACCCCGACGAACACAACCCTGTTCCCTTGGTTGTCCGGCATTGCCGCTCGGTATGAGTCCTATTCGTTCAATGGGGTGTCTATTCACTACTGTCCCACCGCGCCAACCTCCACACCCGGAATGGTAGGTATGGCAGCTGAGTTCGACGCAGCCGATGATGATCCGATTGACAAACACCAGTTCCTGAACATCACTCCAGCCGACAGAGCTAGTGTATGGGCTGGCCAATCGATTCATCTCACCAAGCGCGACTTGAACATCCTCACAGGAGAAAACGGTACGCGGTTTTGCGGCGAACCGCTAACCAATGCAGTCCTCAAGACCATGACTCAAGATGGTGATGCCCACACAACTCTCGCCGGTCGAGTCTTCTTGATGATGCAAGACGTTACTGGGGCCATCGCTGGTGAGATTTGGGTGGAATATAGCGTCACCCTCTCCATCCCGGACTACGCCCCTCCGTGTAACGTTCCCGCCCCATTGCTCTACACGTGGGCCGGAACCACGCCCTCGTGGTACTACGAGCTCTTCTCCGATGAGAGTTTACTTCAGGCCATGCCCGGAGTCGCCCACGTCTCCGGGGGGAACAACAACGTCCTCACTTTTAAGTATCCTGACAAGCGGTACCGGTTGACGATCAACACGGCCGGTCCCTCGGGCACTTTTCTGAATGGGTCTCATTCCACGCCAATCATCATAAACACTGATGGTGGCATCATTATCGATCAAACGGTCACGGGCTCGAGGACGTACAAGACCAACAACACCCAGCCCAACTCGACCCAGGGCGTGGTGTCCGTCTACATCTACACGGCGAAACTGGAGGACGGAGGACCCACACCCGCCGCCCCTGGGACTGCCACCATTCTCCTCAACGGCGTCCTCATCAGCACGCAGACAATCACTCTCATGTCGACACGCCTCCAGGAGCTCACGGAAGTCGAATGGGACAATCGGGCCATTCAACCCTTTGGGGAGTCCAAAACGTGTCGAGCTCCACCACCTTCAGACGACGATTGGGACGCCGTCTCAGAGACCCCAACTCCTGGCAGCGAGCCTCCTGAGACATCAGGCTGGATACGTGCCAGTAGAGTCCTGGGTTATGCAGGAACAACCACTGCTTAACCACACCACGAGACAGTTAAACTCACCAAACTCCAAGGGGACAACGTCTGTACGACGACCCCGCCACACTTCTAGTGACCTTTCAATAAAACAACCCCACTAGTCGCAATCACCAACCACGTGGACCTTACTAGTCCCTCCCCACCGAGATGGGTTTTGTAGGTTAATACGAACCTTTACGGATAGCAATCCGTGCGCCACGGCTAGGGCAATTACGCTTAGAAAAGCGGGGAAGTGATTCTACCCGAATAGAACGAGAATCAACCGAGCGCTGTGCCGCGCTGTGACACAACTTCAAGACTCACGCTCTCTTGAGCCAGTACTAGAAGGTAACCATGCCTTCCCCCGGGGCAGCCAACCCCGGGCGCAATCGTAAGGTGTTTGCAATGGACGGATAGGGAAACGGAAAAACAGCCGGGGGCGTTATTCCAGCTGAGGCACGTAAGACCTTTATGGGCCGACTCAGCGAACCCGCCGTTTATCAATCACGCGAGCTAAGGGCTGGCCGAAGAACGAGCCAAGTCATAACGAGGTAGTCACCAAATTTCACACGGGAAACCAAACAAACGGGATCACCTCCCTTGATCACGGGGATGCGCCGGCATCCTTAGGGTCATAAAACCGCAAGGCATTACTAATCAGCAACCCACTGCAGATAACGGGCGTTGCCCACCTTTATGTCACGTTCTGAAATTCCTGTGACAAGGCACGATACTCCACACGCACCCAGGAGTCCTGCAACTTCTCCCTCGGAGATTGCAGAAGTCGACACGTTAGATGTCGAGGGACTCAGGCCTAGTAAACCTGAGGACCAAACCGTCCACCTCGAAACAGTGGACATCGGAGAGGAGCTATCCCCCTGGCCAGAGTGGCTTATGGAGGAACTCGCTCTCCCACAAAGTCCACAAAACTCCTTCGGTTGGGAAGTAGAGAGAAAATTTGTGGACACGTCGGCGAAGCCTACGAAGTTCGACGAGTACAGCAAGAGGTTGCGCTGGAAACGGGTCAAGAAGCACCGCCATCGTGCTCAAAGCCCCACTTACTGGACTAACACGCCTCTCCGTTTCACCTCCAAGGAGCAGAGGAAGTTGTCGAGCATGGTCGCCGGAGATGGTGCTTCCATCGCAATGGCCGACATCATGAATGAGGAATATCTAGATGTAGATCTCTCCCTCTTCACAATCCGACCCTTTGGTCTGGACGAGTATCTCCGCGAGATTGGGCACGATCAGAAGGTCGGCCCCGAGAGTCTCCTCACATCTCTCGACGGCAAGGCTCTGGAAATCGAGCAGACACACGCAGCATCCCTAATCCCGACCCACGTCTACATGGACGAAGAGGAGGACGATCTGATTTACAATGTTCCCAGCGACCTCAGCGGAGGCACGCAAAAAGGGAACCCCTCTTCTACAGACGGTGATGGACCAGTCCCGGCAAAGAAAGACCAGATCAAACAGTGTACTCCCGTCCCGGGTGCGGCCAAAATGTGCACTAGGCATTCCCACAGAGTGAAGAAAGCCGCCAAGAAAGGAAAGGACTTGCGCGAGCACAAGGAGGCTGTGAAAGCGGGAACCGCTGTCAGATACGCCGCATTGGCGGATCTCGCGTGGTGTGAACACAAAAACGTCTGCGACTGCCTGGCGGCAGGCGGACCACGGATTCACTACCACAAGGCCAGATCCAAGAAAGCCGAGAAGCGGGCTCGAGACCGTATGGCCGAGTCTATGGAGCGCTCAGCTGAAGAAGTGCAAGGAGCCAGAGACGCAGCACTCGAACGCGCTCAGGAGATACAACAGCTCGAGATCGACCGCATGCTGGCAGACATGGAAGAGAGGGAGAAACACAATCGAAATGAGAGACAAGTCAACAATCAAGCAAGAAAGGTGGATGGGAAGATCGAGGAGAACAACTACGCACAAGATGCGGCGTCTGTAATGGACGGTTCTTCCGACTCCCCCACCCAAGAAGTAGATCTTGACGAGTCCAAGTGTGGATACCAAACCAGCCTCATTTTCGACGCCATGAACGTCCAAGACATCGCCGACCATTTTCTCCATTCGAGGCGACCTTTTCAGCGTGCTCTCCAAGAAGAAAAGGAGGAACTCGAGGAGTCGGCCTTTCAGAAGGAAATTGCAGAGGCGCGCCTTAAGTTGAAGAGGCCTGAACCACCGGTTGCACCCGCAATGCCGAAGGCCACGCCTTGGAGAACGCCCTATTCCGTGAGATTGGCGGCGAGCGTTCCTCTCCCCCCGGATGACGAGGTTGAGAAGCCCAGCGCGCCTCCCGTCATCCCCTTCCCTCCACGAGCTCAAGTTGCCTTAGATGCACACTACCTTCGAGAACAGAAACGCTGGTTCCGAGGTATCAATGCCATCGAGGCCTTACCGGAAGCCAAGAGAGCACTCGCAAGGACTCGCCTCAACATTTCCATTTTGGAACCACGCCGTCTCGTTTTTGGGAGCGAAAGAGAAAAGGCGAACGCACGGGTTCGATGGGAGAAGAGGATCCTCGAGAAGCGCAGGCACGCCATGAACGACATGATCAAGCCCGAAGTGCTCAAAATCTTCCGCTGTCGACTGCGTCATGTCGCCACCAGGCTTCCCTGTTATGCGTGGGTGTCCAGCGGCTTTTCCAACGAGCCTACCAGGCGCCCTGAGACGTACGATCAATTCGCCGAGCGACTTCTCACCCGCGAAAAGACAAAGATCTACATCAAGCATGAAGCTGATGTTAGCAACTGGGTCGCCTTCCGCACGGCCATTATCCGAGCAGCTCCGTTTGTCCGACACGATTTCTCGTACAGTGCCGACAACCAGCTCGCCACGCAAAAATTGGAGAGCGTACCAGCGACCAGTGAAGGCTGGCGCTTTTGGCTGACACGCAAGAACCACGGCTTCAATAGCTACTCGCGCAGCGAGGCCGTCTTTGTCCCGAAGGAGATGGGCTATGACCGCGCCCTCGAGCGTGAGATCTATCCTGAGCTACTGCGGCAGCTCGTCTGGAGCAAGACTAACAAAAGGATCCAAGCTGTCAATGGTGCCGGCGGCGTCGGAAAGAACATCCACAAGCGACTCGCAGAGGATATGTACAGGGAAAAGTCGGGCTTCACCTTCTACAGTGCGAAGAAGAGCTTTGGTGTGACTGTCGGGCGCGGAGTCACCGCAGTGGAGATGACCCGCAAGTTCGGATGGCATGTCAGCCATCCCGTCGTGGAGCAAAGACAAGTCATCATGAACGACTTTTACCAGAACAACGGAGGTGACAACCAGGTCATCCTAAACACGTTGCTTGCTGCTCACAATGTCTTGATCTTCCGCGGCTACGAAGAACACACGCAGAACAGCAAAACAGGAGTTCCCAAGGCTCTTTCCTGAAAGATCGCCCCAGGATTTTCTAAACGCGGCGCCCCCTCCGGCAGTGCAGTTTGGCGTGACCCCTTTTGTTGGGCCACGACGGACTGCATTGTCAACCCAGAAGTGGTTTACCAATACAACAAGAGATTCACTTGCATAAGTGGCAAGAGATATTGGGACGCCGAGAATGGGTTGCTCAAGTTCACGGAGGGAGTACAACGCAAACTCGACGGGACATATCGTTTCGTCTGGGGGGGCGCCACCTTTAAGGCCGATATCTACGGCAACAATAACTTAGGCATGTCTCAAGCGCTCAAACGCCTTACGGCACTTAGACCCACCAAGGTTCCCTGGACAGCAGCCGGCTTCAGTGAACACCTTTTTGAGAACCAGGCAGCCTACTTCGCCGACATCTTTCCTATCGAGCAACTCGCTCACTTGGTGGCACCCGGACTCAAAGGGTTCAAGGGTGCCTTCGAGGAGGCGCTCCTCCATTATAATGACGCTCACCCAAAACGGGCTCTTCGCATCCAAGGATGGGAGGAGGCCATGGAGTCTGGTGACAATCTTGATGGAGTGTGGTTGAGAGATGTCCTCTACAAGATGAAGAAGGACGAGATTGCCAAGCCCGGGAAATATTCCCGCGGCATCGGCGACCTCGGAGTCCTTGCTTCTTTACTTGGAGCCTTCCTCTGCAAGAAGATGAAGACTACGCTCCAAGAGTCGCTCATCGAATTCAATGGGGGTCACGTTCTCGTGGTAAATATCGCCGACGCCACGACGAAAGACTTCATTTTCGAGAATTTGATGAACCCGAAAGGTAAATGGTTTGCAGCCGTCTTTTCTGATGACTCCTGCTATTCCATTAGGGATGAACACGGGGAAGTCCACATGTTCAATTTGGACATTTCAAAATGTGACACTTCACACGGACCCTCTGTCTTCAAGGCCTTCGAAGACCTTCATCCGCCTGGGCTCGCCAGGACAGCTGCCAAGAAACTGGTCGACCAACTAAGGTTACCATTCAGAGTAGTGTCCTTGGTGAACCCGAAGGAGAAGGTGCTCCTATCCCACGAGCACCCCATCCTAGCCTCAGGTAGTTCCATCACCACGTGTATCAATGATCTTGCCAACCTCGCCATCATTCACGCCATTTCGGCCGCCGGCGCGCTGAATGAAGCACAGATCATTGAGGCAGCCGAGCAGACAGGTTACATCCTGACTGCCGAACACTGTCCTACCTATCACTCGTTGCAGTTCCTCAAACACTCTCCGGTTCGCGCCACCAACGGAGAGATGACCCATGTCTTGAACATCGGGGTCATGCTTAGAACTGCGTTCTCCTGCAGGGGAGATCTTCCTGGGAAAGGTCCGCTCAAGGCTCGAGCCGACTTCTTCCAGAAGAACCTTCTGCAGGGGTTGTACCCTTCCATCTCATTCGACCTAGTCAACCGAATGAAGTCCCTTGTCGCACACGCCACCGGAGACAGCCGATGCACAGAACAGGTGCGCAGGATGATGGACGCCCGGTTGAGATACCGCCACGTCTCACAGGGCACCACGCTGCACGTCGACGACGACGAGCTCTACAGACGCTACTCGCTCAACGAGCTAGAGAAGCAAGAGCTCACGGATTTCGGCGACTGTCAGTACGGTGAGTTCAGAAACAATACAGCACTCGCAAAAGTGTTGCACTTGGATTACGGACTCAAGATGTCAGAATTTGAAGGAGGTTGGGTCGAGCCTCCCTTCTACACTTGAGCGTTTTCTCTAGGGAAAACCTTAACTGATCGTCACCACCCCCCCCACTTGCTCTCCTCGAGCACACCAAATAAC